AATTGATCAATAGGTACATTAAGTAAGTTAGCATCGATTCTTTCTGCTATTCTTTCTTCAGCCATTTCCATTGTAATGTATAATACATTATGACCTTGAACTAAAGATGATGCAGCAACGTGACACATAAAAAGAGATTTACCAACACCAGTACCAGCAAGAGCAATATTAAGAGTTTTACGTGGGACACCACCTTTAGTAATAGTATTAAAGTATTCTAAATCGAATGGTAGTCTGTCTTCTTCTGTGTGATAGAAGTCATATCTTTCTTCCACATTTTCTGTATAGTCATGACCAACTTTAAGATCAAATCCTACACCAAGTGCTTTACTTAATAAATCAGGTAAAGCACCTTTCGTCAATTGTTCGTGTTTACCATCAATAATTGATATTGATTCCATGATAGCATTGTATATTGCTCGGTCTTGACACCACTTTTCAGTAGTATCAAGTAACCAATTTTCATCAACATCATTTTTATTAAATAGTTGTGGTACAATATCAACTGCCATACTATATTGCTCTTCACTTAATTTTTCGGATTGATCTAATTCAATCTTAAATGATTCAGCGGTTGGCAATTTATTGTATTTAGAAACAAACTTACCAGCTTCATTAAACAATATTCTGTATATTCCAACAAAATAATCAGGCTTTATGAACGGCAACACTTTACGCATGTAATCTTCATCAGTTAGAAGATTACGTAATATGGTTTGTTCTAAATTAGTAGGCATATGCGGCTTTTCTCAAATCGTTATCTATTTCATTTTTTAATTCATCAACTCTACTTTCTAAGTAGCTTATTGATGTGTGGATATGACCAGTATCTTGTGGTTGCAATTTACCTTTTGCTATTGAAATCTCATCCATCAACATTACGAGTCTATCTGTTTTATTCACTTTTTCCATTTTTTATTTCCCTAGTTATCACACTTCCTTCTTCAATACCTTGAGCCATAATTTTTTCTAGCATATATCCAGCAAATTCTTGTAAATCTACATTACTCACTTTAAGTTCTGTATCAGGCGTATATACAATTTTAAAATCAAATGACATATTTTTTGGTATTTCATTAAACCGAACAGTTCCATATTTAAGAACTGTTTCGGTATATTGACCTTTGAGAATTCTTACATTCCAAGATTGTTCATCTTCTCTATCTGGTATAATTTGATAGTGTATTCCTTCTTTCATTATTCTAATTCATCAGCTAACATTGCAGACTGATTTACGATTGAATACTTATTAGTTAAATACTGTTTAAAATCAGTATCTTCCATAATAGGTTTCCAAAAGTCTTCAGTTAATGTGTCTTTTTCTCGAACTTTTGGATCCACCAATTCTCCAGTAGTTTTGTCAACCCTACAGTACCAACCAACACTGGGCTTAGAAACATAATTACCAGACAAAGCAGCGTCAAGCAAGCCACTCCAATGCTGAACACCACCGTCCCAACTAACAGAAATAGGTATTTTAGATTTTTCTTTAACATATCTTGATTTCTCCACATTGATTACGAAATGGTAACCTTTGATTTCTGTACCTTGTTTGTCTTGTTGACGACCAAGGATCCATATATTATCTGCACTATAGTAAATACCAGTACCACCAGAGACTACAGCTTTTGGAAATAATCCAATCTCTTGATATGTATGGTTAACTGCAATTAATGGTATGTTTTTCATATTTAGATATGGTGTAGTCATTCTAAATAAACCTTTAAGCGCTTTTGCTCTTGACATATCGGCAACTGATTTTTCGTTGATAGCATCATCTAATTCTTTTTTAGATGCTAGGTTACCAACTGAATCAATAACTATTACAACTTTATCGTTTCTATCTAAACCTTCAAGTTGTGCTATAATATCAAATTTAAGTTCTTCAACATTAGTAATAGGTGTATGTAATACTCTTGTTGTATCGATACTATAGTTTTCAAAGTATGCTTGAGGCGAACCAAACTCTGAATCATAAAACAATAATACAGCATCATCATATTTTTTTAAATATGCTGCAGCCATGATAAGTGCAAATGAAGTTTTAAAATGTTTAGATGGACCTGCAAGTACTGTAAGTCCTGGCGCTAAACCGCCGTCCACTGAGCCAGACAAAGCTACGTTAATCATTGGTACATCAGTTGGTACCATGTCTTTATCATTAAAAAATTTAGAATCAGCCAGTATTGATGTGTAATCAACTTTACTGTTCTTCTTAAGTTTATCCATTATTGACATATATTTCTCCTACAAATAATAGTATTATTATACCATAAATTCGTCTAATTGTAAAGGTTTATTTTCACTAATTATCGATTCATTCTTGTTATCTTGGACCATAAAATCTTGATCCCATAATTGATTATCTAATCTGCCATCACAGAACTTTAAAACTTCTGTAGCCATGTCGGTTGCAGTTGTGACTGGTACGTTCTGACATATATGATTTAAGTTTTTTAAACCACCTTGCAAAATAAAGTCCTGTGGTAATCCCATAATATTTAAACATTCTCTTATAGTAAGATGTCTATCAATATCCGGATGTGTAAGCTTAGTTGGTGCACTACCTACAAAAGCACCTATGTAGTTCTTTGGTATATACACACCTCTTCTCATTATATTACCACCAGATGCTAGTTTTTCATGCATTACTTTACATCGTACTGCTTGTTTTTCAAAACCATTAGATGACATCCATTTTGATACTTCATTATAAGTTACACGCTTATCTTCAATGTAATGAAGAACATCATAACTCTTATTAATTTTATTTTGAAATTCATTATGAGTTATGCCACCTTCAAGTTCTTCAAGTACATATCGGTAATATGGGTCGTGTGATGGTGTTGATGTGTTAGTAAGCACATTCATTGGATCATCTGGATTATTATTAGTTGACCTAATAGTATCTTCAATCTTCTGATGTTTTCTTTTTATGTAACTCAGTTGTGGTACTTTATCGCCTTTCCAAAAGAAATAGAAAGATCTATCTCTTACTTGTCCGAGTCCATGAAGTAGAGACTTCGTTTTATATAACGAGAAAGTGTAGCCATTACGCTTGCCGATTTCTCTGAGACCTTCAACAACTGGTTCTCCCATTTTTGAAGCGAGTCTTGGTGCATTTTCTCCCCAGAATACTTTAGGTTTGAGTGTACCCAAGACATAATTAGCAGAGGTAGACATCCAATCGTTAGCAGCAGCATCAGAAGATGCTGAAGTATTGAGACTAGACAAACCAGCACAAGGACATACAGTGTTAATAACATCGACACTAGGTAAGTTGTATGACCTGTTATCTCCCAAAAGATGGTAGGGAACTTCTCCTTTATAATATTCAACCAAGTGATTATCGTTTGCTTTAAATACATCATAGCTTAATATGTACTCCGGTTTCTTTTTAAAGACATTTTGCATTGCAATCGTTTCACCACCTATGAGTGGTACTATACTTGCATAGTTCATTAGTGAGGTACCGTGTTTGTTATAATATAGTCTTCTACATTTACTCTTGGTTCCCAACCTAATTTTTTCATTTCTGATATATCAGCAGTATTATCTTGTGCTTCACAAGAATCTCCATCAGTGACTTCAATTCCTTGCCAACCAGCTAAGTTGCCTAAGTCTTCTACTACATTACCATTACCAGTACCAATATCATATGCTGGTTTTAGTGATCTTATGTCTTTACTTAAGAGTAAATATATAGCATCAACTACGTCACTGACATGTACAAAATCTCTTACATGGCGAGTTAAGTATTTAATCGTGCCACTTAATAATTTACCAATAAGCATGGATTCTCTGGCACCATCGCCATAAACTGTAGTAAACCTTAAACCAACTTGATTTGGCATTGCGGTTTCTTCATTTACTTTTTTGCTTGTGCCATACGGCGATAACCACCATTGATGTATACACGATGAAGATGCATATAATAATGGTATGTTATTATAACCACATATTTTTTGTATACGTGTAGTATTTTCTACATTATTAGTCCAGTATTTTTGTGGTTCTTTAAGACTTTGTCTTACATCAGCGTATGCAGCTAAATGCACAACATGTGTTACATCGCCAGGACTAAAGTCTTCTATATCCTTTGATGGTTCTTGCCTTAAATCCCATTCAACTACTTCATGGCCTTCTATGTCAAGCTTGGTTTTTAAGTGGCTACCAATAAAACCACGTGATCCTGTAATTGCTACTTTCATACGAAAAAATCCTCCAGTGTTGTGTTATTAACGTTGTACTTTTCATTATAATTTAATGTACTACTTATGATGTCATTATATACCGTTTCAGCATCACAGTGTTCTTTCCAAAACTCATACATCATGTTTCTCCATTCATCTCTCATTACTTTATCATTTGCAAGGATAATCATTTGAGAACAAACTGCTTGTGCATTTGATGCATCAACAGCTAATGTGCCTGTATCTTTACATTGACTTATAGGCTTACCTTGCTTTCTATGTATTACATGATCACAGAAGTGTTTATGGAATAAAGGTATTACACCTGCTGCAAATGAATCGGTGTGGCAGTACTCTACGTTATCACCATATATGTCTTCTTTAAAATACATAAGGTCAGAACCAAATCCACCTAAACTCATTCTTTCCATCATTTCACTGTGTGTATATGCACCATACAAATACGCACCTTGATTTGTTGTTTCAGCACCATAGACTGGATGTTTACCGGTATTATCAATACCTTTCTCAGGTCTAAAATAATTTACCACTTGTCTTCTACCAGTCATTTCCTTTGGGTTCTTATAAAGAACAGCAGGATAATTTATTGAAGCTTCTAGTCCTTCAAGTATTGTAATGAAATGATTTTTACAAAGATGATCGTTATGGAAATCAATCATTACATCCGGTCCTTTCCACATAGCAGTACGACCTACCCATCTTACATAATAAGGATTTTGTTGTTCAATAGGTTTCCAATAATCTTTATTAAAATTGAATCCTACACCCATATTTGTGATTGGTGTTTTAATCTTGTTCTTTTGAACCCATTTACCAAAAGGATTGTCTATATGATGACACATTAGCACATCGACTTTAGAACATATTTCAGCTAAGCCGGCATTCCTATTTATAGAATGTATTTTGTGGTCAACTTGAACTAAAGACTTACGTACTTTAATTTCATCCATCATCTTTATAAAGTTACTTATACAATCTTCTGGATGAGATTTAGATGGTACACTCCAAACAATACACATGTCGAGCTGATTGATTCTTTCGACAACCTTTGAACATGTTAATAAATCTGGAAATTTCTTTGATGGTTTACTAACTTCATCCCAATCTGTACCTCTAAAGTAATTTACTTTAAAGTCCATAGAATTCATTCTTTGCCATAGTTTATCAATAGTAGCAAATACTTCTACACCAGGGAAAAGCTTTTGAAACTCAACTACATTCTTAGTTAAGCCTACGCCTTCAACGCCTCTACCTAATAAGACACCTACTTTCATTTTAAATACTCCTTTAATTGGTTTATAACCATTGGTTCATATGATTTATTATTAAATTTTCTATTACGTGGCGAGGGGTGTGGAGCAGCAAAGTGTTTTATACCCCTTTTAGTGAAATAATGTGCTACAAAACCGCCTAATGTTATAATTTTATTATAATTTTCGGCTATTTTAGAGACATATATTCCATCGATATCAGCTATTTTCAGAGATTCCTTGTGGTGTGCATAGATGTTACTGAAGCTGTATAGATCTACCTCACATGCATCGAGCCAACGGTTTAATCTATTGAGTGTTGGTGATCCATTCTTCATTTTATTTATGGGTGTTTTACCCGGACTATGTCCAACTACTAATACTTTATTTGATCCCATTTTATATCCGCCTCTCTAAACATTTCTTCAGTCAAAGCTATTGAAGCTTTCCAATGATCGGGTGTATTTATCTTAGGTGTAACTACACGCTTAATTCCAACTTGTATTAAACCCTTTGCACAATCATGACAAACTGGTAGACCAACAGTGTATATAGTAGCATCTCTTAAAGATACACCATTCTCCGCTGCATTAAATATAGCATTCATTTCTGCATGAACTATGTACTTATACTTTATAGGTCTATTGTCATATCTTGAATCATCGTTAATACCACGAGGAAAGCCGTTATAACCTTGAGCTATAACTGTTCTGTTTCTTACTGCAATTGTACCAACTTGTGTTGATGGATCTTTAGACCAAGACGAAATCATCTCAGCCATTTGTAAAAATCTTCTATCCCATTTACTTGACAAGATGAAAATGCCTTTCATAAACATGCAAGTTT